AAGGCTGAACAAAAGAGTGATAGCAAGGATAGTCCTAAACTTGACGTACCAAAGGGTAAAGAGCTTGTACATGGCTTTGGGATAGTCCTTTCTTTAGAAATACTTAACAGACCTATTATACAGCAAATTGAATTAACAGATGCTTTCAAATTTGATACGGAGATAAACAATGAGTTCGGAAAAAATCAAAACCTTCAACTTGAGCTTATCCAGCTCGGCACTTCTGAAGTTGATTTTAATAGCATTGCCAATAGTGGCTGGCTCGGCATACGCAGGCATAACTTTTTACAACAAGATGGTTACGGCAATTGAGGCTGTTGAGAGTTTAGACTTAGCTCCTATAGAGTCTAAGTTAAATGGTTTAGAGATACAGGTTAAAGCAATAAACGAAAGACAATATCAGCTATCTGAGTCTATTATGAAAGCTAGTGAAAAGTCTTCAGACGCTATTGCTAACTCACGTGAGACTTCTGCTATGGTATCAGGACTACGTAAAGAATTAGAAGCAACCGTAAATGCAATGGATGATAAACTAAATACTGTTAAACGTAGCACAATGAACCCATTATCAAAATGACATTCATCAGCGAAAATAATATAGCGAATCTTTATAGTGCAATTATAGAGATGCCTATATTTGATGAATACAAATTACCACCGGCAAGTAAAGTAGACTTTGTTATTGTAGATGATGATAGTATTTGTGGTGAATATCAGCCACCAGAACAAGGTGAACCACATGTCATTACTATTTCTGTAGCAAGACACTCTCATTTATATCCTGTGCTAATTACACTTTGCCATGAAATTTTGCATATGGCGGTATATACAGTTTCACCAAAAACAGAGCAGTACACAAGTCATAAAGGCTTGTTTCTTAAATTACAAAAACGTGTAGCCAAAATGTATGGCTTTGACCCAAAGGAGTTATAGATGTTAAGTATTTTATCAGGTATATTAGGTTTTGCTACTTCAGGCTTACCTAGTGTTTTAGGTTTCTTTCAGCAAAAGGGTGACCAGAAGCATGAAAGAGAAATGGCTAAACTACAAACAGAACGTGAATTAGAATTAGCTAAAGCAGGCTTTATATCTCAAGAAAAGATAGAAGCTATTAAGCTAGACCAAATAGAAGTGCAAACATACGCACAAGAACGTGAAGCATTATACGACCACGATAAGAAGTTAGTAGAAAATGCAAGCCCTACAGTTAAGAATTGGAACGCTATGGTTAGACCTGTAGTAGCCTTTATCTTTGTAGGTGAGTTAGTGCTTATCAACCTTATCTCATTAGCATGGGCTATGTGGTCAGGTGTAGACTTTGTTGTAGCATCTCAAGAAGTATTTGGTTCTGAAGAAATGGCTATTACTGCATCTATTATTGGTTTCTATTTCGGCTCTCGTACATGGGAAAAGAAACGTGAAAGTATCTGATAAACTTATCAAGTTACTACGTCATCACGAAGGTGTTAAAAATAAACCTTACAAATGTCCTGCTGGGTTGTGGACTGTGGGTGTTGGTCATCTTATCGGTGATGGTAAAACGTTACCAGCGTCATGGAATAAAACATTTACTAACGAGGAAATAGATGGAATTCTTAAACACGACCTCAACCGTTTTGAGTTGGGAATACATAAGATGTTACCTAACGTGCCTCTTAGACAACATGAGTTTGACGCTCTTGTCAGCTTTTGCTTTAATTTGGGTCTTGGATGCTTTCAGCGTTCAACCATCCGTCAAGCGTTGCTTCGTGGCGATAAAGAAGCGGCTATGGAGTCGTTAGTCAAATATTGTAGAGCTGGTGGCAAGATATTAAAAGGTTTACAAAACAGAAGATTAGATGAACGTAAATTGTTTTTAGGTGTATAATAGATTATCTCATTAATGAGAATTCTATGAAAATACTTTTATTAGATATTGAATGTGCTCCAAATCTTGCAACAGTTTGGGGAATATGGCAGCAAAATATTGCGCTTAACCAGTTATTAGAATCATCTTATACTTTATGCTATGCTGCTAAATGGTATGGTGAATCAAAAATTATGTTCGATTCAGTATATAAAAGTAATCGTAAACATATGCTTAATAGTATTCATAAATTAATGGATGAAGCAGATGCAATAGTTCATTACAATGGACTACAGTTTGACATTAAAATGTTAAATGGTGAGTTTTTACAAGCTGGCATGCCACCACCAAGTCCAGCAAAGCATATAGATTTACTTAGGGTTGCTAGAAGTCAGTTTAGGTTTGTATCAAATAAACTTGACTACGTATCTCAAAAATTAGGTTTAGGTAAAAAAACAGACCATGAAGGTCATGAATTATGGCTAAAGGTTATGAATAATGACCGCCAAGCATGGAAACGTATGGAAGCATACAATAAAAATGATGTTATATTATTAGAAAAATTATATGATAAATTTAAAGGATGGATAAGTAATCATCCAAATCATAATTCATTTTCTGATGGTACTGTTTGCCCAAATTGTAACTCTGCAAGATTAACTAAACAAGGTAGTTTTATTACTAGCTCTAGAAAATATCAACGTTATCAATGTAAGGACTGCGGAAAATGGAGCAAGTCAGTGAAATCAGAGAAATTAAACCACGACTTAGTTACCAGCATATAAGGAAAATCATGGACATCTCAGCATTATGTGAGCATATTATAGGCAAAGAAATTGTAGAGGCCGAAGCATATACTGACCCGTCTGTTTTAATTATTACTTTATCTGATGACACATATATAGAAATTACAGTTGATGCTATTTACTCAGAGGTGCCAGCATTAGATGACTGACATTATTTTACCTAACGGTGAAGTAGTAGATAACTATAGTAGTAACTACAGGTTGTATTGTGAAGCAAAATGGTTATTAACAAAAGATATTAATTTTAGACGTGAATGGCTATTTAAAATAGGCGAAAAACGTAAAACTGAGTTAGAACCATTAAAAGCCTATTTAAAAATGCTATTTGACCTAAAATAAACTGCCTTAAAGGCATTATTTTAACATGCCCTATAGATGTATATCAATTTATAATAAAAGCTTGTCTATGGCTTACTGCGTGAATTTAAATACGTTTTGCTAGTTTATACCAAGTTTGAATGTAATCTTTAAGGCTATCTATTGAATTTCCAAGATAAATAAGTGATGTTTGTGATATTTGATAATATTTTGAAATATAAATACCCGTATTATTTGAATATCCATTAATAAGTATTACAGTAAAGTTAGGTTCTTTTGATAAAGCTTTAAGAAGTATTTTTTGACCTTCTGAAATTTCTTCATTATCACGTTTCCATTCCCCCAATAAAAACTTATCATTAATGCCATATATCATATCTAAATTAGATGGCATAATTTTAGGGCTATCTTCAAATAATCCTCTTAAAAAGCCAAAGTCAGTATGACTGGCCATTTGGTTTCTCATTCCATTAGACACAAATAATTATTCCATTAGAACCAACTTGACAAACTGTTACAGAACCGTCCGGGGCTAATATAGTGGTTGTTTGGCTAAATACTTTTTCAGTCCAAAAAATAGCTAATGCAGCCATTACTACAATAAATATCCAATATATTTTAGTCATCTAAATCCTCAAGTCTTTCTAAAAATGCAGTAGTTTGCATATCATTATTATTTTCATCATTATTACTTAATGTAATATCATCTTCAAAAGTATTAACTAATTCTTGAATTTCATCTTTATCATGTTGCAATTTATCAATTACTAATTGTGCATAACCTATAATATCAATCCATGAATCCATATAATTTGCATCGCCATTTACAATACGACTTATTTTATGAGCAATCATTTCTAATGCTTCACGTTGATAAAACGATAATTTATTGGTAGTATCACCAAGATTAATTGCTTGTTTTATTAATTGTGTTGTTGTTGCATTAGATGAAAAGTCGCCATAACGACTGCCACGTTCATCTAAAATATTATTAATGTTTGTCATAAAATAAGCCTTTATTAATTGTAATATAATTATATTATCATATAAATGATAAAAAGTGTATTATAATCTATCAGTTTTTACCTTATTTCTTTGTCCCATTGGGGTAACCGCAGGTAATACAATTGCCCCTATTTTATCTAATTGTATTAATCTTCTATGATTCAATCTTAAAGCAGTAGTTAAATCCGCACGGTTTGCTGCGGGGTTTTGTTCTAAATACTCTTTAATTAAATTAGCATGTTTTAAATCATCAATTTGCGTATACATAATTTCTCCTATAGTCTAGTTTGCTCGAAACATTCCAGGTGACTTTTAGCAAAGATATTAGGTTTAATTTCTTCGTATAATTCACCTTGAATACATTTTAAATTTGTACTGCGTTGTTTAATAGTACATTTATACTCCATAATTCCCCATGTAATTACTGCCCCAATAATAATACCAATAATTAATTCAGGGGTGCCTTTCCATTTATAATCCACTGTTAGCCTCTACAAGACGTTTGCTATCATACTTAGATAATCCTTTATATTCTTCTACAGGTTCACCAGGAAACAAAGGAATTATCTTTATATAATGAGTTGTATTTTTTAAATCATTTAAATATGAAAGCTGATTTGGGTGAAATGACCATAAATAAGACTTCTTTAGGTCGCCTGATTTAACACAAAATTCTTGATAAAGCCATGCTACTGGTTCAGTCACAAAACACCAACCTTCCTATTTTAATATTGCAATTTTTCCAACCCGCTGGAGTATTAATACTATCATCATAAAAATGTAGTTTATTACCTATTGGGTTTTTAATTTTATTAAGATAAATAGCATCTATTGCTGTATATTTTATTTGTAAATATCTTTTATTATCAACCTCTTCATGATTTACATCTGTTATGCCTTGGAATTGCGAATTAGCGTATACAACTTCACACGGGTCATTTCCATAGTTTTTACTTTTAACACGGTTACGTATAACATTAAATACACCAATAATTTCTTGTTGCGTTGATGCTTCATGATATGCTGCATGTGCATAACAACTCATATATAAATCTAATGTATTAATATCCATAATAATTAAGCATTTCTATTAGTAATAATTAGTAAATTTGCATTATTATTTATAATGTATATTTAGTATAATCTTATTATATTGTGCAATTAAGCATAATATATTTATAAAAGGAAATACTATGTGGACAACTCCAGCAGTTACAGAAATGCGTTTTGGCTTTGAAGTAACTATGTACGTTATGAATAAGTAATTATTTTTTTAGCTGGGGATGCGCCTTAAAAGGGCACATCCTCTTCTGAACCTTCTACAGCAGGTTTGCCATATTCTGCATTTTTTATTTCTTTTGTTTGTATTTGTCCAGAAATAAATTCGCCACGAGCACTTTCTCGTTTCCATCCAGATAATCTAAATTCAACGCCATTAAGATTTGCTGTGCCACTCCAATCCGGGCGTTTAGGATTTTCTCCTTTGTCATTAATAAATAATGCAAATGTATTTGTATTGTCATATTGCGCCATACTTTACTCCTCTATGTTAAAAATAGGTTTTCTTGTCCAACGTTTAGGCTCTACGTCATCATTAACGTATTGCATAAATTCTAATGCTAATGGGATATACCAATCTTCCCATTTTTTATTATATGTAATATTTTGTATCCTAATACCATTAGGTATCCAAACACCAAACCAAGCCATATTTTGATTGCATACTAGCATTTGCATTTGTATTTGAAAATAATAACGCGGCGGCATAACATCATAATATTCCTGTGAATATGGGCATTTTAATTCTACAACTGTGCCATTATCTAAATATGCGTCAGGGGATGCCCCAAATGGTAATGTATCATGTACCATTAATTTATTCCCTGGCAAACAAATTTCATCCATTTCTTTTTCAAATGCACTTAATGCTAATGGTTCATTATCGATTCCCCATTGAGTCATTTCATTACCTTCAAAAGGCGGTTCACGTAAAGTCATTTGACGCCATAGTTTTTGCCTTTCATAAACTGCAGCCCAAGCATTACTAGCCGTAATAATATTATGACGTCTATTATCTTTTAAATGACTCATGCAGATTTCTTAAGTTCATTAGCAAATTCGCGTAATTTTTCTTGCGCTATTGGCGTTAATTTAAAAAATGCTTGTTTAAGTTCACCACGTTTAGCGGCTTCCTCTAAGTTATTTTTAGCAATTTCTAATTGTTCTTCTGTTATATTTTGTTCAACTTCAACTTCAATTGGTTTTGCAGAATCAATAGAGTCATGCTCTACAATTTCAAAAGCGTTTGTCCATAAATACCTACGAAGATATGTTTGAACCGCGCCTAAATTTTGCACCTCATGACAACCCTTTAAAGCTGCTGAAGACATAGGGCATTTAAATTCAATAAATTGTGAAGAATCATCTATATCAGTTATAGTTAAAACAGCAATATCTGTATAAAATGTTACCGTGCCACATAAACCAATATCATTACAAATAGTCTGAATAACAGGTAAAAAGTCACCTAATTCAAAATATTGATATCCTGCAAATTTGTTTTTGCCAGATTTTTTAAGTTCTGTATTTTGTAATTTAATTCTTGCTGCTTGTAGTTTTTTAAAGACTGTCATTTATATTCTCCTGTTTATTTAATTCTTTTAATGCTTTTTCTTTATGTTCAAATTTATCATTATCATCTTTTAACTCTTGATTTATTAATTGCAATTGGCTAATAATATCTTCTAATTCATCCATATTGATACCCCGTTTAATAAAATAATTAATAAAATAGCAATTAAAATTTCTTTACGTTTTTGTTTTTTTTCTTGCATTGAGTCCTGAGTTTTATATTCAATTCCATATCTTTCCCTATAACTTCTTGGAATTTTAAAGTCCCATTGATTATACCAGGAATAATGTTTATCTTTATCCCAGCCCCATTTATTCATCATGTTTTTCCTGTTGTTCTAATTGATGCTGCTCTTCAAGTTCTTTTTGACGCCAAAATTCTTGTTGGTCTAAATACTCATCATAATCTAAATATCGTTCCATTATATTGCCCCTGCTAACTTACCCATAATATGTAAACAAAGCCATACATAAGCCCAAAATGCTATTGCCGTTATAATCATAGTTTTTATTTTCATTTATATTCTCCAGGTATTAATTAACTGTAGAATCATTGTACATTTGTAATTATGAAAAGTAAACACTTTTTTTCAAAATAATTAATTATTTTATAAGTTATTGATTTTTAATAGAAATATTAGCAAATTTAGCTAAATTTTGAGCAATTTCCCAGCTTTTTTGCCATTTTTGGCTTGATTCTGTTGAATAAGTAACAATATTAGATATACCTGCTTGTATTAATCCCTTCATACATTCATGGCATACTTGCCTGCCATATACATATATTGTAGAATTTTTAAGAGACACCCCAGCAAGTCCTGCATTATAAATGCTATTCATTTCAGCATGAATTATATAATCTAATTTATTATCTGAATTTAAATATTCATCAGTATCAGGCATTGCTGCCGGTAATCCATTGTACCCTATGCTTAATATTCTACGACTTTCAGATACAATTACAGCACCCACTTTGGCATCCGGGTCTTTGCTCCAGGTGCTAACTTCTTTAGCAATATTTAAAAACCTTTTATCCCAATTTGTCATATAGCAACTTCCATTTTAATAGCAGGAAAAGGAACTAATAGTT